TTCTGCTTGCACAACTTGGGGTGTTTTTTATCAAGAAAATGATGAAGGACAAGTAGCTCCTAATGTTATACTGCTAGATGCCTATCAAGAACGATTAGAGTTTCCTGATCTTAAAAAGATGGCACTAGAAAAATATAAAGCATACAGTCCTGATGCTTGTATCATTGAAGCAAAAGCTGCTGGTATGCCTCTAATCTTTGAATTAAGAGCAATAGGTATATTAGTACAAGAATATACACCGAGTCGTGGTAATGACAAAATTTCGAGGGTAAATGCAGTATCAGACCTATTTTCGTCAGGTGTTGTGTATGCTCCTTCAACTAGATGGGCAGAAGAAGTTATAGAGCAATTTGCTGGTTTTCCTAATATGGAACACGATGATTTAGTTGATAGCACCACGCAAGCTCTGTTAAGATTTAGACAAGGTGGTTTTATTCCATTGCACTCAGATGAAGAAGATGAACCTTTAGAACATAACCGAACTGCAAATTACTATTAGGATTTTACATGGCAATCGAAAGACAACCAGCTACTCCGATTGAAGGAACAGTAGAGCAAGAATCTCCAGAAGCAATAAGCATTGCTATCGAAAACCCAGAATCAGTTTCAATAGAAACAGAAGATGGTGGGATGATTATTGATTTTGATCCTAATTCTAAAGAAGCAGGTGATGAAGATTTTGACTCAAACCTAGCTGACTTTATGGATGATTCAGACCTAAGTGACTTGGGTAATGAATTGATTAGCTCATATAAAAATGACAAAGAATCACGATCTGATTGGGAAGAAACCTACACAAAAGGGTTAGATCAGCTTGGATTAAAGATGGAAGAAAGAACTACACCTTGGTCTGGGGCTTGTGGTGTATTTCATCCAATGCTTAGTGAAGCAGTCATACGTTTTCAATCTCAATCTATTACTGAAATGTTTCCAGCACAAGGTCCTGTCAGAACAAAGATTGTAGGTAAGATTACTGAAGATAAACAAAAACAAGCACAAAGAGTAGAAGATTATTTGAATTATCTTCTAACTCACGAAATGTCTGAGTATCGTACAGAAACTGAAAAGATGTTGTTTTCTTTACCATTAGCAGGTTCTGCATTTCGTAAAGTATATTTTGATCCAAGTTTAGATAGACCTAGCTCTATATTTATACCAGCAGAAGATGTTGTGATTAATTATGGGGCAAGTGACTTAGAAACTTGTGAAAGAGCTACCCATGTCATGCGTAAGTCTTCTAACGCTGTTAGAAAAATGCAAGTCAATGGGTTCTATAAAGATATAGATTTACCTGACAGCTCAAGAAGCTATTCTGATATTGATAAGAAATATGATGAAATAACTGGCGAGTCATCTACTTTTAACTACGACAACAATCATACTATTTTAGAAATGCAAGTTGACTTAGATTTAAAAGGATATGAAGAAACAAATGAAAGCGGAGAAGAAACTGGTGTAGCAATACCTTATGTTGTTACAGTAGATTTTCCTAGTGGCATTATTCTTAGCATTCGCAGAAACTACTTTGAAGATGATCCTAAAAAAATAAGAAGGATGCACTTCGTTCACTATCAATACTTACCAGGTCTAGGGTTTTATGGGTTTGGTTTAATACATATGGTAGGTGGATTAGCTAAATCAGCAACATCAATTCTTAGACAACTTGTAGATGCAGGAACTTTATCTAACTTACCTGGTGGATTAAAAGCCAGAGGACTTAGAATTAAAGGTGATGATACACCTATTATGCCTGGTGAATTTAGAGATGTTGATGTACCAGGTGGAGCTATTAGAGACAATATAGCCTTCTTGCCTTACAAAGAACCATCTGCAACTCTGTATCAGTTATTACAAAACATTGTAGAAGAAGGCAGACGCTTTGCAAGCATTTCGGATATGAAAATATCTGACATGAATAACCAAGCACCTGTAGGTACAACCCTTGCTTTGATGGAAAGAAATCAAAAAGTAATGAGTGCCGTACAAGCTAGGCTTCATGCAGCAATGAAAAAAGAATTTGATATTTTAGTTGGCATTGTTAGAGACTTTACAGAGCCAGCTTATCCTTATGAAACAGACGAAGAAGAATTTATTAAAGCAGAAGACTTTGATAAAAGAATAGATGTGCTACCTGTATCTGATCCTAACGCAGCTACAATGGCCCAAAGAATTATGCAGTATCAAGCTGCTATGCAGTTATCTCAAACAGCACCAAATATGTATGACTTGCCAGAGCTACATAGACAAATGCTTGGAGTGTTAGGCATTAATGATGTTGACAATATTGTTCCTGACAAAGATGACATTAAAGCTGTTGATCCAGTTACAGCCGTTCAAAATCTTATCAATGGCAAACCTGTTAAAGCATTCATTAATCAAGATCACGATGCTCACATCGAGGTGATTGCTTCAGTACAGCAAAACCAAGAAATAATGCAAACAGTAGAAAAGAGTCCAAATGCAGCAGGTATCCTTGCAGCAGCTTCTGCTTATGTAAATGATCATCTAACAATGAAATACAGAGAAGACATTGAAAAAGAACTTGGTGTTGAGTTACCGCCTATGGATGAACCGCTACCTGCTGATATTGAAAAACGAATTTCTAGCTTAGTCGCAGAAGCAGCGCAAAGAGTGCTAGGTACTTCTCAACAAAGAGCAGAGAAACTTCGTGTACAAGAAATGCAAAAAGACCCACTAATACAAGCTAAAGAAAAAGAAGTAGCTATTAAAGAACAAGAAGCATTGCGTAGAGCAGAAGAAGGTGAGAAGCGTTTACAACTTGATGCTGCTAAAGCTGCTAACAGAGATGCTATAGAAAGAGAAAGAATTAAATCTCAAACACAAATAGCTGGAGCGCAAATAGGTTCTAAAGCTGCTAGTGAATTATTAAAAGCAGATCAGCTAAATAATCAAAAAGCGACAGATGACTTCTTAAAAGGAGTTGACTTAGCTAAAGATTTACTTGAAGATAGTTAAAAGAAATAATAATGCAATCATAAAGTAATATGTATGAACATTGCTAGCAAAGAACTATCATTATCCGAACATATGAAAATAAAACTTCGGACTTTGATGAACGATCACGCTGACCATATGAGTACAGGGGCTTGTAAAGACTTCTCTGAGTATCAAAAAATGGCTGGCATTATAGAGGGATTAGCCCTCGCAGAACGAGAACTTTTGGATTTTGTTCAAAGGAACTTGGAAAAATAGGAACTCGACTCCTAAAGTCGTGCAAATATATATGAATACAAAAATTACTACTAAGCGTAAGTCTGATAATATTAAAGTACCTGAATTAACCAATGAAGCTAAAAGTCAACTGCCTGAACCTAAAGGCTGGAAGATTTTAATAGCTATGCCTAAAACAGATACAAAAACTGAAGGTGGCATTATTAAAGCAACTTCAACTCTTAAAGATGAAGAAGTCAGTAATATTTGCGGTTATGTTTTGAAACTAGGTACAGAGTGTTATCAAGATAGTAATAGATTCCCAAATGGCCCTTGGTGTAAAAAAGGAGACTGGGTTGTATTCAGAGCTTATTCAGGCACTCGCATGAAAATGTATGGACAAGAGTTTCGGTTGATAAATGACGATACTGTCGAAGCAGTTGTTAGTGATCCTACAGGAGTGGTGAGAGCATGAGTAAAACAGAAATTATAAATGAAGAACCAGTAATAGAAGAAACCAAACCTCAAACTACAGAAGACAAATTTTTTGGTAAGTCAGTAGAAATTGACAATAAAATTCCAGAAGGTCTTGAGGTAGAATTAGTCGATGATACACCTGAAGTTGATCGTAGACCTGCAAAAGCAGAAGATGCTTCGCCTGAAGTCGATGATGAAACAGTAGACAAAGAAATAGAAAATTACTCTAAGAGAGCTGCTGATAGAATAGCAAAAATTAAATACGAGTATCATGAAGAACGCAGAGCTAAAGAAGCTGCTGCAAGAGAATCTGAAGAAGCAATTAAAAGATTACAAACTTTAATGTCTGAAAATCAAAAGCTACAAGCTATGGTTGAGCAAGGCGGTGAAGTATTAAACAAACAAGCATATAACAACGCTTTATGGGCAAAACAAAACGCTCAAGAGTCTTTCAAAAAAGCATACGAAGAAGGTAATGCTGATGAAATGTCAAAGGCTCAAGAGTTGTTATCTAGGGCAACGCTTGCAGAACAACAATCTTCTTCAATGGCAGTAAATGTTCAACAAGAGGTAATGAATAAACTGCCTCCACAAGAACCTGTACAGCCACAAAAACCACAGCTTGATCCAGATATGCAAGCATGGTCATCTAGGAATCCTTGGTTTATGGGAACCAATCCAGTACACAAAGAGATGACATCTTTTGCAATGTATGTAGATCAATCTTTGCAAGCAAAGGGAATTGACCCTGCAACTAAATCACAAGAGTATTATAGAGAAGTTGATACAGCAATGAAAAATCAATTTCCTAACTTCTTTGGTGTACAGCCACAAAATGAAACTGAAGTTTCACCAAGTTACACAACACCAAAACGACAACCTTCAACAGTTGTTGCATCCGCAACGAGGGATAGCGGAAACAAAAAACCCACGCAAATTCGTATGAATCAGACTCAAGTTAAAATAGCTCGTCAACTTGGCATAAGTCCTGAACAATACGCAAATCAATTATTAAAGGAGTCTTAATATGACTGACGTT